GCGCCAACGCCGCTGACAGTCAACCCCGAGGCAGCTGGCACGCTGACACCGCCGATGGCAGTATCTGTTGCCACGGGCAGGTCGCTAGGCACCAGCGCCACCGCAGCGGTGATATGCCCCTGCGCGTCGTAGCTGATGCCGCTCCGCACCGATGCAGTAATTGCATTGGTGTGACCGATGGCGCCGCTGGTCTTGTCGAGGCCCCGGTCCAGGCTGCTCGCTGGGATCTTGGCAGCCGTCACCGTGTCATCGGTGAGTTTGGCGCCGTCTACGCCAGGGGCGATTTTGCTATTGGTGACCGCCAGGTCCAGGATGGCTGCCGTGTCAACAGCACCATCAGCCAGCTCAGAGGCGGTGATTGCGTTTGCGGCAATCTGCAGTGCCGTCAAGCTGTCCACAGCGATCTTGCCGCCTGGCAATGACCCGTTGTCAATCAGGACAACGCCGTTTTGGATCAGCTCTTTGGCGGTGAGCTTGCGCGTTTCTGAGGCAGACAGATCAGCGACAGGCAGCACGTCAGCTGCTGCTAGATCAGAGCCGGCTAACGCCGGGAGTTCTGAAACCCTGAGGTCTGCCATGCCCGCTCAGTAAACCGATAGCAGCAGTCTAGGTCTGCTACTCCTGCTGCTCCAGCTCGACGAAGCCCACGCCTTGGTTGCGCTCCAGGCGAATGCGATCAAAGTCTTCCTGCAGCAGATAGTTACTTACGGCCTTGACCCGCAGTTTGATCTGCCCTGTCGTGACGAACTGGATCTGTGACCGCACCGGGGCTGTAGGCGAGAACGCAATGCCGACGTTGGTGATCAGCGCGTCAAACTCGTACCAAACCTCGTCATTGCTGTCGTGACCTGCACCACGGCTGACCAGGAACAGCCGTGCATGGAAGCCACTGCCTAGCTGCTGCCGCAGGATCAGCTGGTGCATGTAAACCGCTAGCTCAGGCTCAAAGCCATCGCTGATGGTCACGCCGCACAGTTCGTGGTTGTAGTCGAAGAAGCAGTTCAGGGCGCCACTGCCGCTGATCAGCGTGTCGTGCTGCCGCCTGAACTCCTCGCCCAACTCACTGACATCAACCGCATCCCTGCTGGTGTTCAGCTCAAAATCGGTGACCTCGCCCAGCATCCGGGCGATCGCGTTATGCACCCGCACCTCGATAGGGATGTTGCGGTCGGGCAGCTGCAGATCAACGCGGCCCGCACCTTCGCCCTCCACGGCATTGGAAAAGTCGTTGTACAGCCGAACACTGCCGACTTCATCAACGTGGATGAACCACTTGCCGTCAGGGAACCCCCAGCCCGCAACGAAGCTAAGCGGACCGCGATCGGTGGCCTTGATCTCTAGCTGGTCACCCGTCAGCAGTACCCCTTGCGGAAAGTCAAAGCTGAAGTGGTTGCGGTCTGGATTCACATCGCTGGGGTTCACCACGCTGGTGAACACCTCATCAATGGAGCTGCGGGTCAGCTCGACAGATCCGCTGCAACCCAAAAACACCGACATCAGAGCACCACCGCGCTCATCTCACCGCAGCACTGGAACTGCAGTGATGCCTGCATCACAGTGCCTACTGCCATCTGCAGCTCACAGCTGGTGAGCAGCGCCTTGAACGTCACGCTCTTAGCGCCAAAGCCCAGCGTCATGCTCACCTTGTCCGCGTCGCTAGGTGCATCGGTGCGGAGCACCCTGGCCATCAACGCCTTGGCGTTTTCCCCGTAGAGCCAAATACTGCAGCTGCCGGTGCTGCTCTTGAGACCCGGCGTGTAATCGCGGGCCGCGTCGGCCAAGCTGGTCACTTCCAACGCCTCCACCTGGCTCGACAGGCTCCAGCTCGCCACCTTCGCCAGCCGCACCCCGCCATAGGTGATGAAACCGTCTCGCCCGCTCGTGTAGCTCATGACTGGATTTTAGGCGTCGAGTTGGCCAATGAATTTCACCTGCACCGTGCTGCGGCCTGGTACAACCGAGCGCACATCAGGGGGACCGTCGTATCGCCACCGCAACCCGCTACCCCCGCTCTCCCGCAGGTAGACCGCCAATGCACTGCCTGCTCCGGCAGCATCGGCAAAGCTCACCCAGTCGCCCGTTGGTGTCACCTGCTCGTAGTTGCGCAGGATCAATGCGGCGTTGGTATCCGTGATGTTGCTGAACTCCAGGCTCAGCTCGGCATTGCTGCGGCGGTTCCCGTACAGCATCCGTGTCGTTACGCCACTCAGCGACTTGAACTCGGCAGTCGGATAGCCGCCAGGGTTGTAGCTCCTGCCGGTGGGCTTGACGCTAGGGAACGCAACCGCTGGCATCAGCCCACCTCAACTACAAAATGGGAGTCGTTCCAATCCAGCGTAGCCAGAGCGCCGCTTGCCGTTAGCGGCTGGTAGCTGCCGGCGATCTCAACAAAGCCCTCCTGCCCGTAGCTCAGGCTCTCAACCTTGTAAACGCGGCTGGTGGTGGTGCTGTTCTTCAGCGTGAACACCCGCCCAAACAGGCCGCTCTCTTGCGCCTTGCCGTCCTGCACCACCAACGTGTCCTCGCTGACTCCCACCGTGCCGGGCTGCCAGGTCAGCACGTTGTAGGTGCCATCCGCCATGGTCGTGGTGCTGGTGATCAGTCCCTCGCTGTTGATG